ATTAAAATTTGCTTGCGCAGAAGCAGTTGAGGTTGCGGTAGTTTGTATTAAAATAGAAATTGTGCGGCCTGCAAGAAAATCTCTACCTGTAAACATGCCATCTGCGTATCCACGGTTATCATCTTGATTACGAATACCAGGTAAACCTTCTAAACCTTCTACAGAGAGAATTTGATAAGGCGACCCTGCGCCTCCAAATACTTGATTGTTGAATGAAAAAGAATAGTTAGTAATTACCTGTGGCATTAGATTGCTACCATCGCTGTTCCATAACTAATCGCTGATAATGTTGCGGCAGTAATTGTAGATACATCTGCAGAAACGCTAGTAAAGTTTTGTTGCACTGTGACATTTGAATTATAAACATCACTTGGCGCTTTATATGATTGTTCTTCCATCATCACGCCGCCCGCCCCACCGCCTAAATAAGTTGGCGGCACGGTTACTTTAGCATCAATTGCTGCTTGTGTTGCACCCAATGATTTTAACAAAGCGGCTGCTTGCGCTAATTTGGCTAGTAATCCATCTATCTTTGTTTGTGTTTGTTTGTCAATTTCATCTATTGATTTATTGTATGTATTTTGTGCTTCCATTATTGCTTTTGCTAATGCCGTTTGTGCATCTAATAATCCTTTGTCATAAGTTGCTTTAGCGTCTGTAATTGCTTTTTCTAATGCTTTTTGTGCATCTTCTAAACCTTTGTTAAATGTTTTTAAAGCAGTTTCTTTTGTTTTGTTTAATGCTTCTTGTGCTTTTGTCAAACTTTTATTAAACGCTTCTTGAGCGTCTAATAAACTTTTATCTAATGCTTTTGTTGCCTCGCCTATTGCTTTGTCCATTGTTGCTTTTGCTGCAGATAATCCCTCATAGTAATCTTTATTGCTTGCAGCAATTGCATCATTAAATTCTTTTTGCGCTTCTATTAACGCTTTGTCACGCGTTTGTTTTGCTTCTGCAAATGCATCGTTGTATGTTGCGTTTGTTTCGGCTATATTTATTAACAATTCATTATTAATGTTTTGCAAAGCCTCTGTAATTTCTGCTTGCGCCGTTGCATATTCTTTTGTCAATGCTTTACTTGCTAGGCTTGCAGAACTAGATAATGTGTTTGCTAGAACATCCATGCCTTCTTCATTTAACGTTTCTAATTCTGCATACAACCCTTGTAATTCTTTTTGTTGCAAAGGCGACAATTTTTGAATTTGCGCAATCATTGACATTCCTGCGCTTGGCCCTGCTTTAACTATTTCTTCTATAAATGTTTGTGAAAATCCTGCATTACCTAATTGCATGGTTGCTAATTGGAATTGTTTAATAGTCTTTAATTGATTGCGTAATGTTTCCAATATATTAGATTTTTTGTCAGTCTTTGCAAATAAATCAGATAAACTGAATTGCGTACCTGTTTGCCATGCACTACGCAGACGTTCACGACTTTTTTCAACAATTGCTGCTAAACGTTCAGTACCTTTTTTATTAATATCTTCTGTTTTGCGCTGCGCTTCTAATTGCAATTCTGCAAGTTTTTTATCTTTTGTTTTTGTAATTTCTACAATGCGTTTGTTATATTGTTCATAAATTTTTAACACTGTTTCTGTATGACGTTCAGTAGCGTTTTCTTGCGCTTTGTCACGCCGTTGTTGTAAATCACTGATAGATTTATCATATTGTTCTTGTATTTGTATCTTTTTTTCGTTAAATGTTTCTAATATGTCTGCAATTCTTTCATTATACGTTTCTTCTATATCTTTAATCTTTTCTTTATAATCTTCAGTAGCACTTAATACGCGCTCAATGTAACGTTCCAAATTATCTTGTGTTGTTTCTCTGAAACGTTCTTGCGCATCTTTTATGCTTTCATTTTTACGTTCTTCTAAATCTATTAACCTTTCATCGTATCGTTCTTGCGCATCTGCAATTCGTTCGTTGTATTTGTCTAATGCTTCAAGTCGTTTATCTTCTGCATCTTTGTAAACTTTTGCAATATCTTCTTGTAATTTTTTAACTTGCTGTAAGGTTTTATCTAATTTCTTTTGGTCAGCCTTACTCAAAGCATCGCCTGCGGGGTCTTTAGACCCTTTCCAAACATCTTCTTTGACTTTATCTACTTTATCTTTGGCTTTGTCTGCTTCTTTGCCTAACTTATCTAGATTAGCCGCCAATTCCTTAGCCTTCTTTGAAGCCGCATCGCCAAAATCAGAAATGCCATCTAAACCTTTGTTAATTCCGTCTAATGCACTTTGTGCATATTTACCTACACCAGGCAATTTAGATAATGCTAATAAAAACAAACGCATTGGCCCTGTAACTATTTTGCCAATTGCTTCATAAACCCTAGCAACTATTGGAATAATACTTGCAAAAGCATTTAATGCTACTTTAGCCATAGAGATTACAGCATTACGGAATGTTTCATTACTTTTAAATAACTTGACCATACCTGCTACAAGTAACGCAACCGCAGTAATTATTAAACCTATGGGATTTGTTGCCATGACTGCCTTAAAAATTCTTTCTTGAATAATTGCTTTTTTTATCGCAATCGTATAAAGACCCCATGCAACAGCACCCAAACCAAGTACTCCAATAAATACTTTTAATTCAGTGCTGTTATCTTTAACAAATTCTAGTAATTTTTTTAAAGCAGGTATTACTGTTTTAGATAAAATTTCCATTACTTTTTCAAACACAGGTAATAAGCCTTTGCCAATTTCTTCTTTTAAACTGCCAAACTCATTCTTCAGTTTAATCATGCGACCTTCAGGAGTGTTAGCAAGAGTTTTATTGAAATCTTTATATGTGCTATTGAGAATGTCTGTGAGTGCGGCGGCGCGTTCTGATTCGCTTCCTGTTGTAAGTAATTTCTTTTGATTATCGGTAAGTACAAAACCTTGTCTTGTTAAAGAAGCAAAATTTCCGTTTAAGGCTTGGGCTAGACCATTAGTCATAGACCTAAAATCATCCGTAGAGGCTGTTGCTCCTTTTTCGGCAGTAACATAATCAAGAATGGCAGGAGTTAATGTTTCAATAGTTTTGCCTTGTAAATCAAATGTGGCAAGTTGCGATTGAGTCATAGTTACATTTTCTTTCGTAACCACTCCTACTTTCTCTAACGCTTCAGCCTGTTGATTTAAAGCCTTGACCTGTTCCATTGTTGCGCCGTTTGTGTTGAGCAAAATGGTTCGCAAACGAGTTTGCACTGCTTCTGCTTCTTGTGCGGCGGCTACGGATTGTTTGAAAAAAGATACAACTTGAGTAGCAGCAAAAGTAATACCAATAGTCGCACCTAGTGTTTTTAGTTTTGCCCCAAAGCCTTCAAAAACACTATTAGTTTTCCCTACGCTTGTATCTAAACCTTTTAAGGATGCCTCAGCCTGAGCCAATCCTGATTTTAAGTTTGCTACGTCGGCTTGTATTTGTACCAAAATTGGAGGAATGTCAGCCATTTTATCCCCTTAACCTAGATGCCAAATTGGTAATAAAAACTCTTGCCAAGGTTCCATTGGCTTGCAAAGTGCTTGCCGCTGGTCCTAGGTAAGGATATTTTACGCCTGGTTTCCATCTAGGGTGTCCAAGTTCAACAGCCCTTGCGTAGACCATTGTTGCACTAACCTGGACTGCGTACATAGAAGTAAATCCTTTTTCTACAGGTGATGTAGTAATACTTCTGCGTAGATTACCTGTGCGCACATTAGGACCAGGGCGACCTGAGGCATTAACTTTTGCTTGTCGCTCTACCGCTAAACCTGTCATAGTTATCGCGTATTGCACAGCCAATTCAAGTTTATCTTCAGTAGCGTCAAAACCTGCAAGGACATCTGCAAGATTTGTAATAGTTATACGCGCGCTCATGATTTATTAATTTTTTCTGATTTGATTTTTTCAACCATGTTTGTAATGGCTAATAACCAATCTGCAGTACTGGCAGGCAAGTCATCCACCTGTTGAGGAGTCCAACCAAATTTATCTGCCATCATGTAATAAACCCATTGCTCATCAGGATAAGTAAACGCTTCGTGACGTTCCCCACCCTCCAAAAGCCATTTTAGCCGTTGGAGTTCTCTGTAGGCGCTTTTGGGTCTGCCTCATTTTCAGGCGTATCAGCCAAGTTAGGAAACAGAACCTTTTGCACTTCTTTTGTATGTTCTACAAGAGCATCATAATCTGCAATTTCTAACTCATCCATTGATTCTTTTTTGACAGCGGGTATTGGAATTGTTAATGTCCATTCTTCTATTAACATTGCAATAAGCGCATCATTCATTGCCATGGCGCGCGTTAAATCTGAGCCTTCAATATCTATGCTTTGATACAAACGCTTTCTATCGCCATAACGAATTTTTGAAGCGTCTTTCAACGTGATTATTACGCCCGATGGTAATGTAACTTTTTTTGACATACTGCCTCCTATTTGTATTTGCCTTCCTACATATCCTACAGAGGAACAAGGGCGCGGGATAGCGGGGAAGGCGTACCGCTATCAACCTGCCGCCCTTGTTCTGAGTCTATATTATGCGTATGTTCCTGATGTTTTTGCGTTTTGCAGTGTCCATTCAATAGGAGCAAATCCACCTGATGAACCTGCGTCAGTTGTGTTTGACTGCGCGTTTAGGTCAATACTTACCTGCACATAATCTTCTCCGCGCTCAATTACTGCGGCGGTATATGCGCCCTTAGTAAGTGTTGCTTCAAGATTAACCTCATTAGCACCCGTTCCGTAATTCCATTTTAAAGTAATGGC